CCAAAGAATACTGTAAGTGCCATAAATGCCCAGAAGTAGTAGTACGTTCTGGATTTCTTTTGTCTAGGGGTTTTCATAATTAAAGAATTAGTTTTTTGTCTTCAGGGGTAATTAGTTTACTACCATATATTTCATTATACTTCTTCTTAATACTAGAAGAAACTTCTCCAGTATAAACAATATGAGTTCTAGATACAACCAGTTCACGGTTGTCTTCATCAACAACAGGTGACCATGGGGCAAACCCAACACTTTGACCTGTTGGAAGAACAACTAGACCATTCTGAACAGTTACTGCAGTGTCATCTTCAGAGAGAACTTCTGCGATGACTTCTTCGCCAGTGATAATACGAAACAGTTTTACATTAAGCATTTAGATTCTCGATATATTGATAAATGAGTTTCCAACCAAACTCATAGGTATCTCCATTTTCGTCCTGAAGATAGAATGGAATGTTTGGGTGCCAATATTTAGCACGATAAAAGTTATTGACAACTTCATAATCGTCATCAATGTGACGTTCTTTTTCTAGTTGCTCCTCAGTCATTTGAACTCACACTCACACATAATCTCAGTCAACGCCGCCAAGAAGTTAATTTCTTGGTCAGCAACGAAGGCAATCTGATACTGATACTTAGCAACAATGAGAACAGCAGCAGGAATGCTATTGTTTTCAAGGGATGTAAGAAGAGCATCGTAAATACGACGAAGCAATACCCCAGAATCGTTATCCAGATTATTAACGACCCACTTACGAACTTCAGTGAAGTTCTTTTGTTTGAGGTTTTTGATGAGGTCATTTACAGAAACATCAGAGAACGTAGCAAGGATAGCGGAGTCAATCTTTCCACTAGTTGAGTATCGTTGACACTCGTTTAGAACACGACGCCAGTCAGGGAAGTGCTTATTGATAAGTTCTACCAGGACCTTGTTATCATATTCAATACCTTCTGTATCCAGGATTTGTTTGAGACGACCGAAGAATCCTGCGGCAATTTGTGCTTTTTCTTTTCCTTTGATTCCAAACTCGACAACGGCACATCGCGAGTGGAGGGGTTCAATGATCTTATTTTTGTAGTTACAGGTGAAAATGAAACGGCAGTTGTTATAAAACGTCTCAATATTTGCCCGTAGGAGGAGCTGTACGTCGTTCCCTGTGTTATCTGCTTCGTCGATGATGATGACTTTGTGTCTAGCATCTGACGAAAGCGAAACGGTCGAAGCAAAGTTCTTGGCTTGATTCCGTACAGTGTCAAGAAATCTACCTTCGTCGGATCCGTTGATGACATAATAGTCTACTCCAAGTTCGTGACATAGTGCTTTTGCAACGGTGGTTTTACCCACACCAGGAGGACCAGCAAGAAGAAGATTGGGAACCTCCCCCTTATCTAGGAAGTCTTTGAACGTTTGTTTAGTAGCATCTGGAAGGATGCACTCATCAATAGTTTTGGGACGATACTTTTCGACCCAAAGAAAATCATTATTCATTACAGTTCATTCTAAAGGACGCTCAAATTGGTTAGAAACAATATCAGTTGCCTTCAATTGTTCCTGCATATATTCTACTGCTTTTTCTGGTTCTGCGCTATCCCCACAGGTAAAGACATCACAAACTGCCATACCTTTCTCAGGCCAGGTATGAATGCTAATATGACTTTCTGCGAGCATAGCAACACCAGTTACACCCTGGGGTTCAAACTTATGTGTTGCCAGATTTAGTAGAGTGGACTTTGCTTCCTTTGTAGCATTATAAAGGAGCAACTTGATATTGTTTTCGTCATCAAGCAACTCAAAAGGACAACCCTTAAGGGTAAAGAGAATGTGTTTCATTATGATTAGAGTTGTCTAGGTCCTCCACAAATTCTAGCGGAAGGCATCTGTGCTTGTGCAATTTTTTTGGCATCGTGTTGGTAACGTGCCTCAACAATTGTCTTGTGATATTTGCTCCCCGTAGTGGGGAGTTGATAGGTTACTTCCCACTTAGTCATCAGTTAAAACTCGAATCAGGTTCCAGAGCAATGTAATACGTCAGGTCATACTGAGTGCTCTTGAATCGAGAGAGAAGTTTCTTGGAAACAACTACATCGTAAGAACCAGGAATAATCTTGATGTTCTCAACTTTGAAGTTGAAAGAGAACTCGTTATCAGTTTCTCCGACAATGACAGAGAAGTCATTAGAAGTTTCGTTCTTCTTATCTCG